ACCATCTCGCCCACCAAGTCTGTTCTTGCTCGTGCATTCCTCAACCAAGAATTCGATGCAACGTTTGCAATCTACGATCTTAGCCGATTCCTTGGTACCGTCTCGTTGTTCAATGAACCCGAGCTGACTCTCAAGGATTCTTATGTTGAGATCGCCGAAGGTGGTAACAAGTTCAAGTATGCATTCAGTGATCCGTCGCTGATTATGGTTGCTCCTGACAAGGAGATCGAACTGCCAAATCCTGAAGTTCGTTTCACACTGACCGAGGATGCTCTCAATCGTGTGATGAAGGCACTGAGTGTTTCGCAGCTTCCTGACATCGCAGTCACTGGCATCGAAGGCCGTATCCTCCTGCAGGCTGTCGATACCAAGGGTGCAACCAACGACTCGTTCAGTGTCGAGGTCGGTGAGACCGATGCAAACTTCCGTATGGTCTTCCGTTCGGATAACATTAAACTGATTCCAGGCAAGTACGACGTATCCATCTCGTCGAAGGGTCTCAGCCACTTCAAGGGCGAGACTGTTGAATACTGGATTGCTGTGGAGTCTAACTCTAAGTACGACGGTTAATTTTTGTTTGTGATGGAGATATATTATGCTTGAAGAATTCCTCTGGGTCGAGAAGTATCGTCCCAAGACTATTGCTGACACGATCCTGCCGACACACCTGAAGACGGTGTTCCAGCAGTTTGTCGATCAGAAGAATATCCCTAACCTCATCCTGTCCGGATCGGCCGGTGTCGGTAAGACGACGGTTGCCAAAGCCATGTGTGAGGAACTAGGGTGTGACTATATCGTTATCAACGGTTCTATGAATGGTGGTATCGATACCTTGCGGAATGACATTGCTCGTTTCGCCTCCTCCATCTCACTCAATGGTGGCCGTAAGTATGTTATCCTCGATGAGGCTGACTATCTTAATGCACAGTCTACCCAACCTGCTCTCCGTAACTTCATGGAAGAGTTCTCGGCTAACTGTGGTTTCATCCTGACCTGCAACTTCAAGGATCGTATCATCGAGCCGTTGCAGTCACGGTGTTCGGTCATCAACTTTAAGATCTCTAAGGCAGAGATGGCAGGACTCGCAACTCAGTTCATGAAGCGAGTCGTTGTCATCCTCGAGAAGGAGAATGTGCCGTTCGAGAAGGCAGTGGTTGCTCAGGTTTTGACCAAGCACTTCCCTGATTGGCGACGTGTTCTCAATGAACTCCAGCAGTATTCTGCTACGGGTAACATTGACTCCGGCATTCTATCCAACTTCTCAGACACTGCACTTGCCAAACTTGTATCGTACCTGAAGGATCGTAACTTCAGTGCAATGCGCAAGTGGGTTGCAGAGTCTGACATGGATACGACTGAGTTCTTCCGTGCCTTCTTTGACAAGGCGGAGGACTATATTAAGGCCGACTCCATTCCGGTCCTAGTCCTCCACCTTGCAAAGTATCAGTATCAGAATGCATTCGCTGCAGATCCTGAAATCAATCTGACCGCCTGCCTCACCGAGATCATGGCTGATTGTGAGTTCCTATGACCTGGTTCTCACGGTCCAAGACATGTGCCGTGTGTGAAGATAAGTATCACAAGAGTGTACCATTCCATGAAATGCGGCTAAACACCGACGATGGAGTGGTCTCTCTTGAGATCTGTGAGAAATGTGCAGACTTCTTCGATAAGTCTGCTGATGTGATTATGAAGGGTGGACAACAGGATGAACCCATTTGATTTTGTAACCTCGATCAATTCTACCAAGAAGAACTTGATGAAGGGCACCGAGAACGACCAACTAGCGGAGAAAACATACAACGCGTTTCTAACTAACAAGTCTCTATCCTACTTTGCTGACACTATTCAGCTCGCCAATATGATGAACTGTCACCACGGTCTTGACAACAAGTTACAATATTCGTTTCTAATAAATATTGTACGACCCAGCAAACGGTTCTCCAAGTGGGTGAAAAAAGATAAGGATAGTGATTTAGAACTGGTAATGTCTTACTACGGCTACAACCGTCAAAAGGCGAAAGCCGCAATTAAGTTACTTTCCCCAGATCAAATGATAACAATAAAAAATAAACTTGATAAGGGTGGAATTAGAAATGAACGTAGTCGATAGTTTAATTGAGGTAAAGCTGGGAGAGGAAGACGATTTCCTAAAAGTTCGTGAAACGCTGACCCGCATCGGTGTCGCATCGCGCAAGGACAAGACTCTGTACCAGTCATGTCATATCCTACACAAGCAAGGTAAGTATTACATCGTGCACTTCAAAGAGCTGTTTGCTCTTGATGGCAAGCCTTCGAACTTCTCCGATGAAGACAAAGGCCGTAGAAATGCAATCACAAACCTTCTTGTCGATTGGGGACTGATTAAGTTGGCTGAGGAAGGTTCGACAAAAGAACCACTCACACCTCTGAGCCAGATCAAGATCCTTCCGTTCAAGGAAAAGGACGAGTGGAACTTAGTGACCAAGTACAACATCGGTCGCAAAAAGTAACACCAAAAACATTTCAAAAATAATGCGCTCGGATTGATTCTGGGCGCATTTTTTTATGTACAATATTTTGAAAATAGATTATACTGGGTATATGATGATGAAAGGAACAAACATGCTTACTCTCTCGGATATCAACGCTGCCACTAACAGCCGTGATGGTGACCTCTATTCGGATCTTCACAAAGATGTGTACGGGTTCCGTCCGCGTGGTGTAACGTTCGCTTCGACTGAAGAGTTTGATGCTGACTTTGATCGTCTTTCTCAGAAGCTTGACAAGCAAATTGAGGAAGAGAACGCCTTGCAAGCAACTAACTTTCTTAAGTTTACTTCGCGCGTAGCAGCAACGATGTACTTGGTTGAAAATGCTACACGTGAGAGTGCAATTGAGATCATTGCTGATGCCGAAGGTATCTCTGAAGAAGAGTTCGAACACTACGGTCTTGAGATCCTCGAGTATCAACTCGACCTCAAGTTTGGTTCAATTGCTAAATGGCTTTCTGAGTAAAATAGTTGTGTACATTATTTGCACACCGTATTATACTAAGAATATGCAAAATGAGAGGAACTAATCATGTCGAATTCTAAGAATGTAACTATCAACTTTCCGATCATCGGAATTCTCGGTCTGATCTTTATCACGCTGAAACTGACCGGTCATATCGCATGGTCGTGGCTTTGGGTCTTGGCTCCTTTCTGGATCCCGATTGCCATTGCTCTTATTATCATTTTAGGCGCCGTTATTTACGAAATTTTTCGCAAGTAATTGATATATAGTATACTACGGAGGTGATTATGGAAGTACAGATCTATAAGTTTCCCACTATGGAAAACCCGAAGGCTGTAGAAGTCGAATACTGCGAGCTTCTGAATGCTCAACGCCGTGGTGAAACACTTCCTGAAGAGGTTGTGAATTGGATGGATAGTGCAAACACCTGGTTGTTGGAGTCGAAGCAGTGGTAAAAGAATCGAAAGGCGGTACGTTTGCTCCAGCAGACATGCCACTCATCAAGAACGCTTTGTTACACTACAAGGACATGCTAGTCAAGTCCGAAGAGTCTGAACGAAATGTTTCTGTAGAGCTATTCAACGTTGCTGCACTCCTCCATAGGATCAACCGGATAACTTAAAGTTAATGCGCCGTTAGCTCACCTGGATAGAGCGCGAGTCTTCTAAACTTGAGGTAGCAGGTTCGAGTCCTGCACGGCGCACCATGCTCCTATAGCTCAATGGTAGAGCTAGCCCCTCATAAGGGCCAGGTTGGAGGTTCGAATCCTTCTAGGAGTACCAGTTTTTTATTATGGAGAATGTGATGTTTGAGAAAATTCCTTACGGTGTAAAAGTACGTATTCGTGGTAATGAGAAGGATGGGTTTATCGCAGAGTATGCGATTTGTTGTTCCCGCTTCTTGCCGTTCTTTGATAGTTGGAACATTATAAGGCACTATCCATCTGCAAATCTTAGTTATCCTGTAAACACGTTTCCAACTTTAGCGTCTGCAAAGCTAGCTGCGATAGAAAGGTATGATGGTTGGATTAACCATTTTAAACGCGAAGAAGAAGAAAAGAAGGTTGCAAAAGCACAACGCAAGATTGTCTGGAAGCACCCATAATTAATGTCACGGTGGCAGAGTGGTCCAATGCACAGGTCTGCAAAACCTGAAAGCCGCGGGTTCGAATCCCGCCCGTGACTCCATATTGAGTGAGTACAATGATTGAAGAAGCAAAGCAGGCGATTCTAGATTCAAGTCCGAATTCATCAGTCTACATCGGCTGTGACTCGATTCGTTTCAGAAAGAACAAGATGTGGTATGCCAAGTATTCTACTGTGGTAATTATCCATATGGATTCAAAGAAGGGTGGACGACTGTTCCACACCTCCGTCGACATGCCTGACTTTGGTAACTTGAAACAAAGACTGCTAACGGAAGTTCAACTTGCCGTTACTACAGCTATGGAGATTATCGATGTGGTCGGTGATCGTCACTTTGAGGTACACTTAGATATCAATCCAAACCCAAATCACAAGTCAAACGTTGCTGTAAAAGAAGCGCTTGGTTGGGTAAGGGGTTCACTTGGTATGGATGCAAAGATCAAGCCTTCTGCTTTCGCTGCCACTCACGCAGCAGACCATGCGGTTCGTCATTTAAACTAAAAATAGTTGTGTACATTTTTAGCAAAGCGTTATAAATATTGGTTCAATGGTCTAGTAGCTCAGTTGGTTAGAGCACTCGCCTGTCACGCGAGAGGTCGAGGGTTCGAGCCCCTTCTAGATCGCCATGTTATGTTGGTGGTATTGAAAACCACCATGTTATAAATACTTTTGAAGGAGAGTATTTATGGCTAAACCACGTGATACAAGTAAACTAGTTGCAATGAATGTTTCTAGAAGATTTGATAATAGTAAAGTTTTTGTTGAAGATTCTACCTATCCTAGACATAGGTTAAAGGAAAGAATCCTTAAAGAAAACTTGATTGAATATAAATGTTCAGGATGTGGTATTGGTCCGGAATGGAATGGATCAAAATTAGTATTACAACTTGAACATAAAAATGGTAAAAATGATGATCATCGTCTGGATAATTTAGACTTTTTATGTCCTAATTGTCACTCACAGACATCAACATATGCGGCTAGGAATAGGAAGAACCCTTCCAGAAAACCTAAACCATATATTGATAAAAATGGTTATCAACGAAATGTGTCGGTGTAGTGTAACGGTAGCACGACGGCTTCCAACTCCGTTAGTCAGGGTTCAAATCCTTGCACCTTCGCCACTTTTCTAGTTTGGCACCTTCGCCAAAAAAACTGTTTACATTATTTGTAAATTAGTGTATGTAGAATAAGTAAGTTGCTCTTTGACATTGTTGGAGTTTTAAGAATACACACTGGAGGTTCCCGTGGTGACCAAGCGATTTGGGGGAGGATGGGAACGTAAAGAGCGAAATTACTGCCGGTAGCGTGGCAACACCTCAGTAGCCAGTGTGTTTAATATTGCGTCTATAGCTCAGTTGGTAGAGCACACCCCTGATAAGGGTGAGGTCGTAGGGTCGGAGCCTACTAGACGCACCAAGGAAGCGTGTCAGAGTGGTCGATTGATCTGGTCTTGAAAACCAGCGTACCTTTGCGGGTACCGTGGGTTCGAATCCCACCGCTTCCTCCATTGCGGGCATGGCGTAGAGGTAACGTACCTGGCTTCCACCCAGGGGTCGAGAGTTCGATTCTCTCTGTCCGCACCAAATTTTAATGCGGGTGTAGCTCAGTGGTAGAGCTCTTCGTTGCCAACGAAGTGGTCGGCGGTTCGAATCCGCTCTCCCGCTCCATGGCCCGGTCGTCTAATGGCTAGGACACCGCTCTTTCACAGCGGAGAAGAGGGATCGAAACCCTTTCGGGCTACCAGTTTTAGGAACGTGGGCAGGACGGTAAT